GCCAGCCGCTTTTGCCCCGCTTATGCGCCCTGCACGGTACAAGGGAGCGCATGGTGGTCGAGGATCAGGGAAAAGCCATGAACGCGCAGAGGCATTGATCCAGAGGTGCATGGAGAAAAAAACAGATGCTGTATGCATCCGCGAAATACAACTCACACTGAAACAATCAGTTAAAAGGCTCCTGGAGCTGAAAATTGAATCTCTCGGAGTCGGTTCCTATTTCGAGGTTCAGGACGCGCAAATCAAAACGCCGCGCGGCGGTGTCATCATATTTCAGGGCATGCAGAACCATAACGCCGACTCTATCAAGTCGCTGGAAGGGTTTGACATCGCATGGGTCGAGGAGGCACAGTCGCTGTCTCAGAGGTCGCTGGACCTACTCAGGCCAACAATCAGAAAAGAAAACTCAGAGATTTGGTTTACCTGGAACCCAAACGACCCAACAGACCCGGTTGACTCTCTGTTGCGCGGTGAAGATCCTCCTTCTGACAGCATTGTGGTTGAGGTCAATTACGATGACAACCCGTGGTTTCCTGATGTTTTGCTGGCTGAAATGGAGTATGACCGCAGGCGTGACTATGAAAAATATCTCCATATCTGGAAGGGCCAGTATCAAAAGAATAGCGAATCGAGAGTGTTCAAGAATTGGTCTGTTTCCGAATTTGAGGCCCCGCACGAGGCGATATTCAGGATGGGTGCAGATTGGGGATTTTCCATTGACCCCTCTGTCCTGGTTAGGTGCTATATCCAAGGGCTGAAGTTGTTCATTGACTACGAAGCATGGATGGTCGGTTGCGAGATAGATCAGCTCCCGGACCTGTTCGACACTGTACCGGGCTCCCGCAAATGGTTCATTACGGCTGACTCGGCGCGTCCGGAGACGATCAGCTATATGCAGCGCCATGGATTCGAGAAAATCGCAGCGGCAGCCAAGGGGAAGGGGTCAGTAGAGGACGGCATTGAATTTTTGAAAAGTTTTGATATCATCGTTCACCCGAGGTGTAAGCATGTGATTGATGAGTTAACGAATTATAGATGGAAAACTGACCCGCTAACTGGTATAATACTTCCTATTTTGGAAGACAAAAACAACCACACAATCGACGCAATAAGATACGGGGCAGAGGGCGCGCGGAAGGCGATCATGAGCGGGCATCTTCCATCCATACATGCCGCTTATGACGATATTAATCCAGGAATGGGGATGTGATGGTGTTTTACTGTTGTTAGGCAGCAAGATGGCAGATTGTTTAGTAGCATCAGATGTTTGCATGATAATTCCCAGTCTTGAAGTGAGAAGAAAAGCCGTGTTTATACAATCATAGATGGAGCGGAAAAAATGACAGCGAAAGCGACATTTACAGAAGTTGAAAACGGAGATGGATCGGCAAAACTGGTCCAGTGGACACTGACAACGGCAGACCATACCGGCCAGGCAATAGGTTATCCGGAATGGAGTGTGCGTTCATTCCAGGTTGAGGGCACGTTCGGCGGCGCGACGCTGGCCATTGAAGGCAGCAACGACATGACCAACTACCGGGCAATCACCAACCAGGGCGATACGGTCAAGCTGCAATGGACCGAGGCGCAGGATATTTTGCAGGCGCAGCAGACATGCCGCAAGATGCGCCCGAGACTGACGGCAGTCGGCGTTGATGCGTCACTGGTGGTCAGCATGTTGATGGTCCGGCCCACTCCGATGCGGACATGATGGATGGATCACAAGCTCGCAAAAATATTATGGCAAGTCGCTAAAATGCTTGCGTCTTTGCTTGAAAAAGAGTATGGATTAGGGAGTAAGTGCAAAAAGGTTGAAAAGGCCGTGCTCTAACGCCCTGCCGACACATACAAAGCCGTGCTGATAAAGCCCTGCTGTTTCCCGTCCTCGGGTTACAGCAGGGCTTTTTTATTTTGGGGAATCGATGAGCGAAGCAGCGCAACAAATTCTTGACGAATTGGCCGCAAAGAAACATCAGCAGATAGAGATGATGGGTCTCGCTGTTGCAAAGCTGCGCGACCAAGCTGTGGAGAAGCGGCGCGAATCCGGCATTGAAACCCAGTGGCAAGAAGATGAAGAATATTACCAAGGGGTAGACGATGCCAACCGTTCAAACGGCACCTACACCAAAAGCACATCGACCGAAGGCGGGTTAATCGGTGATGGCCGCAAAAAGAAAACAAACCGCACCACAGCATTTTTCAATCTGACCCGGCAGTTTTGCGACTCAGCAAGTGCCAGGGTTTCCGATATCATTTGCCCGTCAGGCGATTGGAATTTTCAGCTCAAGGCAACACCCGTCCCGGATATCGAAGAGTACGCCGAGGATAAAACACCAGTACAAGACACCGAAGGGCAACCAGTACTGAAAGAAGACGGGCAACCAGCAGTCATCGGGGAGTTTGCCAAGGAAGAGCTTGACAAGTCCGCGAAGTCCGCGAAGAAGGCCGAAAAGTATATTCTTGATTGGCTGGTTGAGTGCAACTATCACACCCAAGTGCGCCGGGTGATTGACGACTGCATCAAGCTCGGAGCTGGCATCCTGAAAGGTCCGATCCCGGAAGAGAAAAAGAAACGACGCGTTACCCGTGAAGGCGACTCCGTTACGGTTGAAATCGAGGCAAAGGTTTCTCCCGTCTCGAAGCGCATTTCGGTATGGAACTTTTACCCTGACGGAGACTGCGGGGAAAGCATACACAGCGGCTCTTGCTGCTTTGAGAAGGATTACCTTACAAGAAAACAGCTTGAGGCTCTCAAGGGTGTAGAAGGGTATCTTGCCATCCAGATCGACAAAGTTATCGAAGAAGGCCCCGGCAAATGCAACATAGAGCGGCAGAGGGATTCAAGAGGTCGGTACAAGAAGGGCGAAAAAACATCCATGTTCGAGGTCTGGTATTTCTATGGCGAAATACCGTCGGAAGATCTTGACGCATGCTACGAGATCGGCGGCGGAGATGATCCACGCAACGATGGGGAGCGCAAAAAAAAGTCAATCCCCGCTATCGTCACGTTGGTCAACGATTCTCCGATTAAGGCCGTTGTATCGCATCTTGCATCCGGAGAGTTTCCCTATGACCTGATTACATGGCAGCAGATAGATGGCAAGCCGTGGGGTATAGGCGTAGCCAGACAAGGCCGGACAGCGCAAGAGTTCTATTGCGCATCGGCAAGGACGCTGGTTGACAACGCCGGTGTTTCTGGTGCGCCGATGTGCGTTGTAAATCGGTCAGTGGTCCAGCCGGCGGACGGCAGATGGGAAATCGGGGCGAGAAAAGTTTGGTACACCGCGGCAGAGGCGTTGCAGGCAGATGTGCGCACCGCTTTCATGTTTGTGGATATCCCGTCACGGCAGCAGGAATTGACAGCTCTGATTCAACTTGCAAAGCAAATGATGGAAGAGAGCACCGGCATTTTCTTCCTGATGCAGGGCGACCAGGGGGCAGCCCCTGATACTGTTGGCGGAATGCAGCTTCTGCATAATAACTCCTCGGCAGTGCTTCGGCGTTTCGCCCGCGTGTTTGACGAGATGATCACAGAGCCGCACATTTCCAGATACTACTATGACCGGCTGATGGTTGATCCTGATATCCCCAGCGATTGCAAGATTGACATGACTATCGATGCTATCGGGTCTGCTGTCCTGGTTGAAAGGGCTATCCAGGAAATGCAAGTGACGAATTTGGCAGTCATGGCCCTCAACCCGGCCTATGGGTGGGACCCCGAGAAGGCCGGAGAGCAGCTGCTGAAGTCTCTCAGATTCGACCCGGAAGGGTTCAAGATGGACCCCGAGAAGAAAGAGCAGGTTCAGCAGCCGGAAGACCCGAGAATCGCCGCGGCAAAGATACGGGAAGAGGGCGCGAACGCCAGGGCCAGAGAGCAGAACGAAATCATGCAGGCGAAGATCGCAGCCGACACCGACAGGGATACCTCATATAACAACAGTCTCGCAAATAGAGACATGGTACAGGCCCAGACCAAACGCGAAGAGCTGCAAATGAAACTGGAGCTTGCTCGCCTTGAGTATGCAGAAAAGCACAACATCAGCCTGGAAGAACTCAAGACGGAGCTTGCCACCACCGCCATGAAGCTGAGGACGCAGAAAGAATTATCCAGGCTGAAGATGCCAGGGAAGCAGGCAACCAGCCCGCCTACGGAGCCTGCCGGCAAAGCACCAATTGGGGAGAGTTTTCAGAAATGATAGCAGAATTGATCAGCAGAGTTTTCCAGGCTAGAGATGTGACGCACCGGGCGCACCTGGCATCAAAGAAATACTCTGAGCACATGGCGCTTGGAT